TGGCATACTACCATCTCTAGCTTCATTTAACCCTGTAACGTCTCTTATTAATTGTAAATAATATTGATATGTTTGAATTAAAGATGCTATTTTTGATTCACCAGAAGAACTGGTTAATTCTTGTATTGGAATTTTTCCTTGATTTAATCCACCATCTTGCGACATAGATCTACCAACTATACTACCTGTTTGAAAATACATGTTTAATGCCTCTGCAGCATTGTAGTTTGTACCATTACCTAAGTCAACCTCTGCTAATCCATCAACATCTACAAATACACCATCTGGTACTATTCTAGACATTACTTGTTGTAATTTTAAATGTGTCAATTGAATCATATCAGCAAAACCAGTGATTCTATTAACTATAGAATCTATCCTGCCTTTATACATTCTAGGCGCACATATAACATAATTCATTTCAACTTTTGTTGTATCAGCAAAAGGTCTTGTCATGTTTTCTGATAATTCCCATCTTAACATAGTATTAGTACCAAGTACTTTAGCACCTGAATATAATACTTCTATTGTTCTAGATACTCTTTCAAAATTATCACTTTGTGGAGGATTAAAATCGTCTGTTTTTTCTATTACTTTTTCAAGACCATTCTCTCCGTATTTTATTTTAAAAACCTGATTCTTATATGTTTTATATTCAAAATATAATACTTGAACCGTGTTTTCATCATAATTACCCCAACCAGTTATATATTGTTTGTTACCAGGCATTTGTTGTATTTTATACAACTCTTCCTCTGATATGTGTGGAAATTCTTTTTTTAATTCAGGTATTGTTATTGCTTTTACTTCTCCAGCATAATAAATATCTTCAAAATTTGGATCTTCTGTATATGAATATACTAAATAAGCAGGATCTACATATTTTGTTCTTATTCCTTCTGTTAAATTAAAATCTGTTTTAACGCAAGCTATTCCTAAAGTGGTTAAATCATAGTTTAGTCTTCTTCTAACTAGATCCCATTTATTGTATGCTAAAACGTTATTTATAGCTTCTTCTTCAGCAATCTCTATAGATTGTTTGTAAGAAAGTTGCATGTGTAGATCTAATTCTTCTTTTGTTTCTGGTAAGTCCGTGGGACTTAATGGAGAAGCAGAAAAATCAAAACCTGTTAATTGTTTTGCTTTATTTAATAAATCTTGTGAATACATGTCTCTTAAAACAGATTTAGCATAAGCTGTTCTATTCTTTACAGACTCAGGATCTTGGGCATAAGCTTTTATATCGTAGGTCTTTTGAGACATTCCATTTACTACTATATCTACAAATTTAGATATTACAGGTACTGGTTTCCAGTCTAAATTAAGATAAGATAAATCTCCATTTGTTGCTAATTCATCTTTATATTTTTGTATAGATTGTTCTCCTCTAGCATATAATCTTAACTGATGGAATTGATTCCAATTAGTCAAATATCTATTTTGATTTGTTCTACCTTGTTCAAACCATTCTTGTTCTATAGCCCTAGAAACTTGTAGACCATACTCTTCAGAAGCTTTAACTGCATCAGGTACCACCTGACTTGGAAACGCACTGTTTGTATTTGTATATATATTCATCTATTGTTTATTTTTGATAAAGAACCTGTATTGTCGTATTTTTTAAATCCTAAATTATGAAATTGTTTTATAATAGGAGCTAGTGGTACGTATCTATTTTTATTACATGCCATTATAGCTAAACCAGAACTAATAGAAGCATCATGTTTTGTTCTATCATTTATATTAAATCTAGCCCAATCATTTAAAGTTCTATTGAAGTACATGTTTCCATAACCTTGTTCAGTTAATCCAACGTGATCTTCTATATAAGACTCTATAGCCGCAGCATGTGCTTGTTTAATATCTTCACTTGAGTTTGGTATTCCACCAATTTCTTTCTCAGTGATAGATAAATTATTCCAAACTTTATCTGGTCTATTCATTGAAAAACCTCTATAACCTCTTCTTCTAAAATGAAAAAGTAATCTAGGTTTGTTATTTTCTGCCAGTATTGGCATTCCGTAAAATATACATGCCATTAATACTTCTTCAAAAAATATCTCAGCGGTTTGAGGTCTAGCTATATATTCTAAAAAGAAAGCATTTGGTGGTACGTCTTCCATTGAAAACTTACTTAATCCACTTAATGCACCATTAGATCCTATACCATCTACTGTTCCAGATATATCGTAAGGGTCACATCCAAACGCTCCTAAATGTTCGTTACCTGGACACTTTAATCCATTCTTTATAATAACATTATTTTGTAAATGTAAAGGTGGAATCCATGATACTAAAAATCTACCATCTTTGTTTGGGTAAAAAACAACCCTTGTATCTTGTATACCATTTTCCCATTGAAAACTTCCTTTGGTAAGTATACTTGTATTTCTTAAATCTTCATTATAATCTATCTGTTCGTATATCTTTGTAAGATTAAAAAGAGATTGTTTTGTTTCATCTCTAAAAGCGTGTTGCTCTGTTCTTGGAAATTGACGATAGTATTCATTTAAACTATCTTGATCAGACTTCAGACCATCAACCTCGTTTTGCCAATGTTCTATGACACCATACTCTATCCAGTTCCCATCAACACCTTTTATAGCGGTTTTTGGAGTGTCGAATACAGGTATTCCATAAGTATCAATGAATCCTTCGTACGACCACTCCATAGGTATAAACAAACTATATAATCCTGAACTAGTCTGTCCATTACGATTTCTTTTTGTGACATCTGAATTATAGTAAAGATTTTTAAAATTATCTCCTCCTTTATCTAAAGCATTAGAGGTAGATCCCATCATACACTTACCAATAATTCTACTGCCTAATCTTAGTGTTGTTTTTGTAACACGCCAGTTGTTTAATATGTTATCAGGTCTCTCCCATTTTCCACTTTCATCATGTACTAATAGTTTTAATTTTTCACCGTCATAACTATTGTCTCCAGTATTCTTCCAGTCAATAGTTGTGTCAAGACCTTCCATTTCTTCAACAATATCATTATTGTCTAATTTTCTTCTAGTTAATTTAGAAGCAGGTATTCTATAAGCTAACTCTGTTTTAGGTCTATCCATACCATCTTGTATGGGTTTAAAAAAGAAAGGATAATTTATAGAAATTGGAACAACCTTGTCTGTAAACATTTTTTTAGCATCTGCTCCAGACTTTGATAATATACCAAATCTTGAGTCACTTGATATAGTTGCTAAGTTTACAAGTTCCGACGAAGACATAAATGAAAATCCAGAACGTCTATTTTTTAAGTAACACATTCCGTAACATCTTGGATCCGCTTTACACGCTTCCCAAAATATAAAAAATAATCTGTTTGATTCTCTAAAATCTGGTGCTCCAACGTCTATTTTACTCCATTGAAGATACATATAGTGAGTACCTGTTATATAAGTTGGTGTTCCATTATTGTAAAAGAACAGACCTTCTTCTCTATATTTAAACTCATTGTCAATATAATCATACCATCTATCTTTAAAAGAATCTGGTTGTTTATTCCAATCAAAAGTACTTTTTATTTTACTTATTTCTTTTGGGTATTCCATTTGTTCCCAATGCTGTTCCTCTTTTTTATTAGATCTAGAATAAGCATTTTCAACAAGTGGTAAAGCTATTTTTATATTTTGGATTTCAAGTATTTCACCAATCTTTCCAGTCTTACTAATAACAACCACGTCATGATCTTTATCATACCCATACTTCCATTTTTTAAGTCTGTTATTTTGTTTAATAATACTAGGTTTTATATAATCTGGTATTATTTTATAAAGTGTTTGTTCGTACATTACTTAGATCTCCCTTCCGCAAAACCTTTAAACACTTTTGTTTCAGTCTCTTTTTCTGTATCATTCAGCATTTTTTCTTCTTCATGTATTCTATTAAGAATCTCAAATGCATCAAATATAGCTAATTTTTTTGTTGCCGCGGCATTTTTTAATTTATCAGCAGACAAATCATCATCACCATTATTTAAAATAGCTTCTTCAGCTACTTTTATTAATTCCAACACTGCTTTGTGTCCAGCTTGGATTATACTCTGCTTCGTTTCCTTTATATTCATATTTAATT